TCCCCCGTCCTCGATAGCAAGCAGATCACTTTCCCACTTTAGCATGGTAAAGTGCTAAAGTGCTAAAGCAATAAAGCAAGACAGCAATGCTTTAGTGTAGTAAAGTGCTAAAGCGGTGAAACGAGTACAAATAATTGGACAGCTGGCGAGTACAAATAATTGGACTAATCAGAAAATAAAAAATAATACCCTTACGCAATAAAGAGCAAAAATATTTAGTTAAATAGAATTAACAAATACATAAAAGAAAAATATAATGTTTACAAATTATTAATTGACAATAGCGGTGTAGTGTGGTATACTATATATAGAGTTAAGGGAGAGGAACAAAAGAAAACCTTAACAAATAAAAATTTTAAAGTTGCAACGTTGCAACAGAAAGGAATGAATATTATGAAAATTAATGGTACAGAGGTTAAGGGGATTAAAAAGGCAGTAGGCAGATATAACAGTGCAAATAAATCTGGCGAACCTATTGTGATGATTATATTTGATACTATAACAAATACGGTTGAGTGTGCTTCTGTTGAATGGTTTTTAAATAATCAAGAAATAGCACCTAACGGCTATTTGAGATATGAAAACATAAGTGATTTACTATGTGACGTTTACGACAAGGAATATGTAAAACCTACTATGACAAACATTCAAGCAGTGTTAAGGGAGTGCGTTTTATGACCTTGATAAACTAACTACTAATGAAATAACATTTTTTCAAGGTTATATAACACAATTAGCAACAGTATTTTAATTATAAAAAATAACCCCGTGAGAAAAAACTCACGGGGTTATTTTATGCCTTTATATTAATAGCGTGTTTGCTTTGTGCGTTTATCCAGTTTCTAACAATTTCACCTACTGAATTATCTGCATAGAATACACGATTAAATGTTATTAAATTATTAATAAGTCTATGTACGTCTGTCGGCTGTTCTGCTAATGACTGGACGTGCAGGGGGTTAGTATCAGTTTCAAAGCTATATACAACTCTCTTTTTTAAATCAAGATTTTCCGTTTTTGTTTGAATGTTAAAAAATAGAAATACGCTATTTTTATAATGTACAATATTGCAGGCTATAATATCACTATCAAAAAATATATAAGCCCTATATACAATACTTTCCTTTTGAATTTTAAATGGTGCGTGTGGGTAGTTTTTAATTTCCCACTGTCCCGTAGTAATCATTTTTAATTGCGGATTGTCAAACGCAAAATATTTACTAACTTTTCCAGTTTGGCCTCTGCTGTCTGAGTATTCCAAAGCTAAGGTTAATTCGCTATCACCATATGTAAATAATTTCAAGTCACCCTGTTTAATATTTGAAATTTTACCTAAACCCATTTCCGCAAAATACGGGCAATACTGGTTTACTGTATTGGCTATCATGTAAATAATAGTGTTATCTCTATCACGCATAATAGAGGATAAAAGTTGAGTAAATATAACAAATTCATTATTAAGATAAAACGAACGGGTCATGAATTCGTCAAATAATATATATTTAAAGTAGCCATTATCAGCACCTTTTGTGCGTTCCCATGCGTTAAGGGAGAAACACTTGCAAAAACTTTGTTCGCTTTTTTCTTCCGTATTTGTATTATATAGGAAAAACTCTCTATTCTTGTATACAGTGCTGTTAAACTGTCCATTGGATAGTTTTTCAATTAATGCTGAATGTGGCTTAAACAAATTTTGGATATTTTTAGGCATTATTTCCTCATCATATCTTCTTATATATGCAAGCCGAAAATTCTCTTTAAAGTAACCTTTTATTTCCTGCTCACACACGGCATAAGTTTTACCGTTTGAACGCTGTCCTATAATCAAATTGTATAAAGCATTTAATTTATTAATCTTTTTAAGTGAATAGTATTCATTTCTCATTAAAATCACACTCCCAGAAATTTGTAGCCAATTCTTGGCTTTTTTCAAACAATGTATGCTCTTTTGCACCGTTTCCAAAATTTGTGCCACACATTAAATAATATATGAACTGCTCTGATAATGCCATATTATAATCTTGCTCCTCCATGTGGATATAACTATTTTCTGCCACTTCTGCATAATTTCCCTGATAGTCTTTTATCATAATTTTGTAGGGGTCATTAATATATGTTAATGTATTTTTTCCTGTATATTCTTTAGGTATATACATTTCATTGTCAAAAAATTCAAACGGTTGCAACGTTGCAACTATATACGGGGTAGCACACTTTTTATTTAATCCAGAAACTGTTATATTAAATTTCCCGTTCTGCTCATAAGCATAACGCTTTGCACCTAGTGTCTTGAAATGGGCGTAAACTCCCTCAAAATCCCATACCCCTAGAGGTTTTTCAAGTCCTTTAATTGTTTTAGGTTTAGCTAAATTCAAATCAATTTCATAATAGTTTAATGTTTTGTTAATCTCATTAATACAGTTTTTGTTATACTCATTTATCCAGTTTTTGTAATTTTCATAGTTTAAAAATTTTATACTATCAGTATCGCAATAAATGACATCGTCATTAATTTCCAATATACCCTTAAAGAGTTCGTGTCTTGCCCACGCCGTAATCCACACTCCCCACTGATATACTAACACTTGCTTTTTATTCTTTATGTAATTTTCTTGCAACGCTTCCGTAATATCTTTTTTTTCTGTATTCCATTCTTTTCCATCAAAAACAATATCATCGTTTACAGGGTTTGTTACACACATACCAAACAAACTATTTAGCATACCTTTGCCGACTAGATACTCCACTTCTTTTCCTACTACACCCTTTAATGTAGTTTTGTCGTTGTAAAATTTTAATGCACATTCTATAATTTGTTTAGGCAAATATCCATAACTTGACGTGTAAAATTTACCAATTGACAAATGTTCATAAGAATAAAATTGTTCAAAGTCCTTAAAGTCAATATCTGTAAAATATGTAAATATTCTATCTGCTGATACAATTCGCCCATTATCAACAACAGCATTATCACAAACAGAACATTTTGAACGTGATAAAATGTGATTACATTTTTTAGCAATAACGTTAGTTAATTCTAATTCAAAAACGCAAGGATAATTTTTAATACAATATCTAAAATCTGTTAAATCTTTTATGTGAATTTTTGTAAATGGTTGCATGGGGTACTTTTTTCTAATCATAACGGACGGGTACGAACTTGTAAAGTCAATACTGGCAACATTTTCCAATACCATTCCCACATACATATAGTTAGCGTGTGTATACCCACCCATAAAAGTTTTATGCAATAAACAAAACAAGTCTTTATCAACTGGGGCAATCTTCTTAATTTTTTCTCTATATTTTGGATAATATGTATGCTTCTTAATGTAATTTTGACAATATTTTCTAACATATCCCGTTTTAGTTAATGGGATTTTTGTTATATCATTATCATTTTTTGCCATTTCTTCAAGTATAAAATAATGTAAAATTTTAACGTCATGTTCACAATATGCCAATTCTTCTTGTGTTAGAGGGGTTTCCCATGTTCTTAAAAGTTTATAGTTTAAATCACCTGTTAATTTTTGTATTTTTACGCTTGTCAAGTCGTCTGCTGTTTTTGCTAAACTCATACCACTCAACATTAAACTACACTTTAAATCAAAACAGTCGTTCATAGTACATTTAATAGGGTGCCGGGCGTTTCTTGCAAAAACGTCTTTGAAACGTTCATGACCGATTAGAAATTGAAATTCATAGCCTAAATTGTGAATATATATTATAATTCTTTTGCATTCATTTAATTGTAATACTTCTTTTAACTTATTCAATGTAAAGTCGAAATCTTCCCATGTTCTGCCATATACATAATTTCCATTTAAAGCAAACATAAAGATATACATACAAGCCCGTTTATTTTCTCCGTCATAAAATGAACTCGTTTCAATATCAAACGCAAAAGGGGCGTTATAATATTCAATAAATTGATTATCTCTTGTACGGGTTGTAACTGTTTGTAAATTATTTTTTAAAATGTTAAAATCAAAATCATTTACATTTATCAACTATTACACCCCTTTACAAAAATAGTTGCAACGATGCAACTATTTTAATGTTTGTAAAAAATTTCGCATTAAGTCGTTCATGTCGCTTTCAGTTTTTGCTGATTTTTCAAGTGTGTCTAATACTGCATTAATTTCATCATCATTAAACCCTTTTGTTACCATATCACGCACAAATGTTTGAGCCGAATCACTATTAGATAGCTGTTTTAAAATAGCATTATCTCCATAAAATTCTAGTACACGTTCAACAGTCTCATCTTCAATTTCCAGCCGTAAGGCGTGTTTATGAATAATTTTTTTCGTGTCAGCCACACTTGTTTGTTGACCTAAAAATTGTCTAATCTGTACATAATGTTTTAACAAATCTGCACGGGTTTCGCCTTCCGTGCCTGTTTTAAAAAAGTTCTTTTTAGTCGAAAATTTGTTCTCTTTTAGAAATGTATTCCATTTCGCCATAATTATAGGGTTTTTCTTGTAATACCCACTTTTTTTCAATTGGCTAAGGCGTAAATTTGCTTTACGCCCTTGCCTTAAAATCTCCGCTTTCAATTGCTCATTTGTTAAACCACTTGCATAAAATTCATTCATCATACAAATACACCGCCTTGTAACATATTTACTATATATTGTCTTTCGCTGTCTGTACACCTGAAATTTATTTCAGGGTTGCTAACAACTGTAAACCCCTTAAAATCTGATAGTTTTCCAGTTTTTTCACAAGCATAACCTACAGTTCTCCCGTAATTGTCAGGTGCATTTAAAATCGGTCTGTCAATTATGAAATAACAGTGTTGAGGTTGCCACGTTGCAACAGACGGCGAACTTGCACTCGCTTCTTGATAATTAGTACCAGTCGCAAAACCGCTATACAATTTCTCGGCACTGCTAACCATACCGCCAATATTTCCGCTAGCAATTGATGTTACACCGCCTACTACACCGCTAACCACATTTCCGATAACTGTATTTGCATAACTTGCACTGTCGTTTCCAGTCATTGGAATCGATACGCCTACTACTCCATTTCTGTAAATAAATGGTATATCGTCTTTAAATACTATAGCCGTTCCTGCACCCGTTGTATAGTCAACTATCATTTTTACCGAAATTCTATGCCCCATAAATTCAGCCGTTGAAACTGGTACTACTCCAATATATGGAATATATAGTTGTGCTGTTGTGTATGGTTCATAATCTAGGAAATTTTTGAATTTAGTAAAAAATGCGCATTCACCTAAATCAATTAAACTGTTTACATTTTCCGTCAATTTAATGCCGTTTACACCCGTGTTTGTTCTGCCTATTACAATGGGTTCTGCCTGCGTGGCAGAATTTTTCAAAGCTACATTAAACGGAAATAAACGCAAATCAATTATGCCGTTCATAGGATTTTCACCCATTAACGCTAACCCCTTTACAATCTCATCAAATTTTGTTTCGTCAGCGTTCCACAAAAAATCCGCTAATTGACGAACATTGTTTGATGTTACTGCGAAACTGCGGTTAAACACGTTAACGTTTGACAATGTGGGTTTGTTTAGGTCTATTCTATCGGTGTAGTTGTTAGGGTCTGTATTACTTATTCCATTAAATGGGTTATTCTGCCAATCGGTGGGGTTATCCCATGTTGTTTGAATTTGTTTTGCATTTTCTGCACCCTCTGAATATTTTCCAGTGATTTTTCCATCATCTGAAATAATACCACAATATATTCCGTTTTGGTTTAGATTTTCCTGCTTTGCTAAATTTGTCGAAAATGTGTAATAAGTTCCCATTCTGCTATATAATTTATGAATGTTTTCGATACTATAATCAAAAACTGGTAAATATCCCGTATACTCGTCACTACCGATAGCAAAGTATGTTTTATTCCACAAATCAATAAACCCTAAATTTGCATAATAATAATTATCAGTATTAAAATAATTAGCGTACAGCTCATCACATCCATACGCAAACGTATTTAAAATAGCGTGTGACTGGTCATAATCGCTAAAATATAACGCTCCATAAATATCATAATTATCCACTATAGAATTTTTTGAATATGTGCAAAAAGGTATTATATTAAAACCTTGGCACCTTTGTCTGTCACCAATCTCCGTTCTAGAATAATATGGTACCGCATATATACCTACAACATTGTATGTATCTTTATATTGCTTTTCAAACGTATCTACGTCAACATCTAATTTATCACCAAATGACGATACGTCGCCCATACCAGAATATTCAAATCTATACGCTATCACTCGAATCAAAAAAAGAAAATCTTTTAATTTATACTCAGTGCCAAAATAATAACCTAGTCCGTCAGACCTGCTACTATCATATGCCAGTCTACGATATGTAGTAGTATTAGTGTTGCCAAATGTGGGGCGATTTTGTAATGTATCGTTAGTGTTTAATCTACCAAACATAGCACATACACCGCTCGGTGTATTTGTACCCTTTACGAATTCCGATTGATGAGGTTTTCTATACCCACTTCTTATAAAATAATCGTCAGGGGGGTTGAAATCAACCGCATAAAAAATTGACTCATCAATAGTATTATTTAATTGTAATTTACCATTATCAATTAATTCTTTCATTGATTGTGTGGTTTTAATTCCCTTTAAATATTCTAGTGATATACTGCGGTCACTAGAATAAATTTCTTGATTTAATTTCATGTGCTCAATCTCCCATTCTCCGCCGTTCCCTGATTACTTCCACCGCCTGCCACATTTAGTACAAAATTGTAACTATTTACCGTAGCAGTGTCAAGGTTAAAATCTCCACCAGTAAACTCTATTACTTTCATTTCCTTATTACCTTTTAATGGTAACATTGTATCAGGGATATATGTGCTTCCAATATTTTCATTTCTAGTAACTAAAAATTCGCTAGATAATAGTGCTACTGAATATGTAAATATATCAAATTCACACTGTAAAATAATAGTTTCTGCACTCTCAACGTCCGCTGAAATTATATGATAATATCTATCAAAAAATGGTATATATGCCATATTTGCATTAAACGTTTCGGACGTACAAAACAATCGTATACGGGGTGAAAAACTGTTCACAGTATCTAGTATTTCACAATTATATTCAATTGGATTTGTTACAGTTTTTTGAATAGTTCTCACGTCCTGCGAGCATTGATACGTTGTTATAATTGGCATTTTTTCTCACCTCGATATAGTTGCAACGTTGCAACTTTTTAGGGTTGCAACGTTTTAACTATCATTTTGTTATACTGTTTTTAACATGTCTGCTACTATAAATACAACACAATTTTCCATGGTATCATTGAAATAGCTTGCGTCATACTTATAAAAATAGTTCCAGTATTCGCCCTTTGGATTGTAAATACTTGTAACTCTCGGATTGGCGTTACATACCATGCAGGCATCACGGTCAAAAATAGTTCCAATAATACCTATCTGAGATACCTTGTTACCGCTAGCAGTTGTAACATCGATTTTTGAAATTTCTGCAAAATCAAACGTTTCACCCGTTCCGCTACCCTGCCAATATGGAACCTCAGAATAACCATTTAGCTTCACAAGGTCATTGTGGAACGTGTCACTCTGTAGATAAACCTCAGCAGTATTTACAAATCGTGACAAAAGCACCATTTTCATATCACTTTCAGGAGTAAAAGTTGTGTAACCGCCGTCATTGAACAGCATTGACGGGCGCTGAATGTACTTGATATACTCCTTAATTTTGCCAATTGCATATCTCAAAAAATCTTTATCCATAAGAGCATGGTCTGCTTTCAGGGTCTGAGTAAACTCTGTGTTATACATTGTCAAAAGATTAACAACATTGTTATTGCTGTGTATCTTCTCTGCAATAAGATTATTAACAGTTCGTGTTTTAAGTATATCATTTGACAAAGTGAGTTTAAAACGTATTCTGTTTTCAATCATAGCAAAAAAACTATTCATTTCAGCAGGAGAATTAAATGCTGACTTGACCTGCATTTCTGTAAATGACATCGGCACTTCATATGTTACCTTGCTGTCATAAAATTTTGACTGCACTTCAGGAGCTGTAAATACGAATGGGTCATAACTCTGACCGTTTGTTAGTTTCCAGCTGTCATTCTCAACAGCGTCAGGCATTTCACAACGCACCTTTTGCATAGCCGAACCATACTCCCAGCTATCTGTCAGAATATCAGGGGCTGTTGAGTTGTAAACTCTGTCAACAAAAATCATTTTGCCGACTTTGTCAATCAGCTTTCGAACGTAATTGTCAACATCTGTCGCTTCAAGTACCTGCTTGCCCATGTCGACAACGTTTTCAAGATTTTCCGTTGTTATAGCACTCTCACCGATTATTTCCTGCTGTGCTTCATTCAAAATTGTAGCAATTTGTGTAACTTTCATTATAATTTACCTCTCTTTATTTCTTCACCTTTAAGGCGATAATATGTGTTTAGTTTCTTTTTTAACGTTCTATCAATCCCCTTAAAACATGAAAATTTATCCTTAATAACATTTTCATATTTTAACCAATTCGCAAGGCATAACCAAAATATAAAATCATCACTATATAAAATATAGTCTTTTAAATCTTCCCTACCCTGGAGTGTATCTGCTACTACTTTTAATACAACTGCTCTTGCTAGATTGACATAATTTTCCGCATATGTTGGGCTTCTCACTTTTTGCATTTATTTTTTTCTCCTTTCCTAGTTGCAACGTTGCAACTTTTTTAATATACTCCGATTAGAATTATATCGGCTATAGCTTTCACAAATAAATCAACCACGGAAAACATAGCTATCTGACGTTCACTTTCAATCATCCGCTGTGACGTGGTAACTCCTATATTACCACTTCTTGTAAATTCATGTACAGTTTTTTCATTTCCTGCCGTGGTAACTGTAGTGTTTATATCCTGCGTATCGGTATTAGTTCCCGTATTGGTAGTTTTTGTATCATTGATAAAACTATCAGATTTGTCAAAAGTTGTCTTTCCAGTTGTAATTGACGTGTCAACCCCTACAGTATTTGTATTTACACCCTTGTTTGTTTGCGTGATGTTTGGTGTTCTTGTGTATGTTCCTTTTTCTGTCATGGAATAGTTTTCAATGGGATTATATTCCAATGATAGAGTATCAACTAACTTGTCGTACTCGTATTTGTGAGATTTACCATATAATGCTATATAGTCGCTTGCCTGTTTCACCCTATTAGTATTATTTGTGACATTTTCGCTATCATAATACAGATAAAAACCACGCTCACCAAACTTGTTTACAAAATATGAGAACATTTCAGCCGATGTAAAAACTGTAAATAATTTCAAGTCTGCTGATACCTTGTCAAAGATAGTATTTATAGTGGGAAACTTTTCAACCCACTCATTCAGCGTTATTATCTTCCGCATTGTCTTTTCCCTCTTCCTCTGTAGGTTCTTCCTCTGTAGGGGGTTCCTCAGTTTCTGTTAAATCTTTCCATTCCTCAGAAATTTCAACAGTTATGTTTGTACCAAACATTTTATTAATTTTTTCAAGTGCCTGTTGCCTGTTATTCAACATATTAATAACATTTACAAACAATGCACTATCATTAATATTAACTTCTGCCGTGTTTAACCGCTCTCGCTTCATGTTAAAATTTGCATTTACTCCGATTGAATTGTAAAAATTTGCAAGCCAAAATTGATATGTTTCAACGGTCTGCTGTAAAATTGTAGCTACGCTTGTATTATCTGCCATTTTTATTGGTGAAATACAATTCAAAATTGTATCATCAATCATAACAGCCGGATTGCCGTTATATAACTGTTTTAGAACTTTTTCACCTGCAATTCTCACTGTATCATCTTTGCACAAAAATGCTGTCTGAACTCTGCCATTTTTCAATGCACTGGATATTGTTACCACACAATCGGCTAACATATTTGCTGTTAGTGTTAGTATAGGGTATAAACCGCCCGTCATTGTTTGTGTGGGGTATTTGTCAGTATCACTGTTAAACATTGCCACTCCGTCAACGTCTAACTTTACAATTTTACTTCCTAAAATTGGATTAGCGATAACAAATTCTGTAGGCAAATAATACTCGTTAGGATAACCTCCATAATTTCCATTTAGTGCATATAACTTTCCGTTAAATTCTGTAAATACAACTCTTCCTGTTACAAATAACCAAAAATTCATTACTTGCTCATCAATGGTGTCTGGTAGGTTCTCCCATGTAAACATATTGATAACACGATTTAACAACATTTTGTAATAGTAGTTTGTCAATTGTGTTTTATCAATATTTGAAACTCCGAACTCGCTCCAATTCCATGGCTTTATTTTTGAACCCATTTTCTTTAACCCCTTTCAATCGGTTGCAACGTGGCAACTTTTTATTGCCACATTCTGCCGATTTTGGTATTTACTGTATCTGAATTGAAAAAAACTCACCATTGGTTGACTTACCTTTGACAAATCTTACCTTTACTTCTTCGCCGTCATTAAGGCATTCTCTGAGAATATCTGCCAATTCTTCCATGTGGTCAAGACAAACCTTTGACGAGAAACCGAAAACTCCAATATCTGTAGCGATATAGCCAATATCACATGGCTTCTTATCCCTGTCAAGTCCACCATTTTCTACCACTGCACAGCCTGAAACAGTATGCCACTCGCTCGCCTCTGCTGTCTTGATTGAGATAGACCCACTTTTTGCATTAAAAATGTCCTTTTTAGTCATGTTTACGTTAAATCCGTTCATGTTTAAAACCTCTTTCCATGTTTTTTTTGTAATTTGTTCAATATCAGGTTGACCATAATATATAATAGTTATGTACGTTAGATAACAATAGCGGTTTAGCACTCTTATTTTATAAATGTTAATTATTATCAATTTGCTGTCGTATTGTTAAATGCTCACATAACGTATTATCTGTTAAAAATTAACTATTTTGTCAAGAATAGCTTCATAAAGTGCGTTAATTAGTTTTACTCCTGCTATTCCATTTTCTTTCTTTTTTAACTTTCGCAAAATCTCATTTGTAGCTTTTTCTGTACCTTTCCCATAAATGCCGTTAAAATCAACACTTGTACCGATTATTTTACAAGTCTTTGCCAATTTTAACATCATTTTGTAAGCGTAAACTCCTGCATTATTATCTCCACGTTTTAGTCCCTCTGTGTCAAGTGCATTGCCTTTGTATCTCAGAACCCCTAAAAAATTATGGTATGTGTGTCGCTCTTTTGCTACAAAATTATGTCCGTTGTAATTTTGGTCATAACTGTAAAAATAGCTTGTATTTCCCTCGCCCGTGGCTATTGAGATGTGTCCGATGTTGTCAGCCGACTTAAAAATACAAATATCACCTTGCATTGGTACAAACTCAGGAGTATTTGAAATTTTTGTAAAATTCTTTACAAGTGCCGATACCTCGTTGAAACGTGTGAAATACTGTTGAGCATTGAAATTATATGGATAATATGTGAAAATATTAAAACATTTCTGCATATAATCATTAACTAAATCACAACACTGATAGGGGTAAACCCCATCAAACTCGATTGACTTTCCTAGGGTTTTAGAAATATATTCCTTAAATGTCATTTTTTTCTTTCACCTCTAAATCTGTTAATCTATGGTTAATTACTTTTATTTGCTCTTCAACTACTGGCAATCTTCTAGCAAAATTGTTATGCTCTGCTACTCGTTTTTCCAGCTGTTGCACTCGGTACTCTGTTAGCTTGAACCCTGAATAACTACCAATAAATGTACCTATCAGGGATAACACTGCAACTATTATCGTGCTCCACATTGTCACACCTTACCATTTTTTGAAAACTGAGTGCCGAAATAAAATGCTATTACAGTTGTAAAAACTGTCATATACTGTTCACTTGTTATCCTCCCTGCTAGTGATAACAAACAGAACACAATTGTTAGTAGGATTGTTACGATTGATTTTATTGTTATCTTCATATTACTCCTCACTCCTATGGCATTGTTGCACCATTTATACGTCTGTAAATTACTTCCTCTGTTCCAAAGTCAACTGCTACAAGTTCTGGGATTTTAGCACCCTCTGTATAAAACGTGGGATTTACATTCAAGGGTATCAAATGACTTCTTTCGCACTGTTTGGCTTCATGTTCATCATCAAATATCTTGTCACACCATTCACAAACAAAAAGTCTTCTCATTTTCTCTTACCTCTCTTTCTGTCACACTGAGTAATTAATACTCAGTGTGCGCCGTTGTAGCGTCAAAACTTATATCAATATTTTCAAGGTTTTCTCTTTTCTCCATGAGTGCATTTACCCATATTGACAAATCTTTAAGTGTTGCAAAATGCTGAATACCTCTTGGAGCTTCCTCTTCATTAGTTGCGACGTTGCAACTTTCAGCGGTTGTTGCTTCCTCTTCCTTTTCCTCTGCTTCCTCTTCCTCAGTGTCTTTCATTTCAAGAGCCTTAACACTGTTTACAAATTCTCTCAACTGTTTAATTGTCATATCAGGATTTACAGTTGAATTCTCGATAACCTCATTGTCAAGAGTAACAAGTACAGCAAGCTGATTAAATGTAAACATCTCAGCATTGAGCGGTGATTTAATGTCAGTTATGAACTTGTCGGAAACTCTTCTCATACGGCTTGCTGTTGATTTTGTTATGTTAAACATTGTCATGGTGTAGTCGCCGAAGTCACCGAAGTCGTCTTTCCATGTGCCTTTGTTGTATATCTCCGCAAGATCTGTACAGATAGCTTTCTTGTTATCCTCTACATTTACCATTCTTGTAAAGATACGCTGAGTGCTTTCCCTGAGTGCGTTGCTCTTAAATGTGTTCATGATGTTTGTGCTTTCTGATTTAATAATGTTCTCCATGGTATTTTCCTTTCTGTTGCAACGTTGCAACTTTAAAATTTTTATTTGTTAAGGTTTTCTTTTGTTCCTCTCCCTTAACTCTATATATAGTATACCACACTACACCGCTATTGTCAATTAATAATTTGTAAACATTATATTTTTCTTTTATGTATTTGTTAATTCTATTTAACTAAATATTTTTGCTCTTTATTGCGTAAGGGTATTATTTTTTATTTTCTGATTAGTCCAATTATTTGTACTCGCCAGCTGTCCAATTATTTGTACTCGTTTCACCGCTTTAGCACTTTACTACACTAAAGCATTGCTGTCTTGCTTTATTGCTTTAGCACTTTAGCACTTTACCATGCTAAAGTGGGAAAGTGATCTGCTTGCTATCGAGGACGGGGGA